CAAATGCCACTATGACTGGCTGTGAAAAGTCAGCGAATATAGATGCAGCTGTTGCATATCCTTCTGCATAGTTAATTATATTAGCGGTTTTGAGTATTTCCTTACCTAATATAAAGAAGCTTCCGCTTTTCTTAGATCCCGGTAAAAAGATCTTCTTGCCGTCTGCATTTATAAACTGTAGGCCCACAATACTCATTTGTTTGTCATATAAAGGGATAACCAATTGCCCAGAAGCGTTAACTCTAAGCCCGTATGACAAAACATTCTTCTTTATAAGGTAATCGTGCTTCTCACATGGTATCGCCTTGTCCCATTCAGATTGTGCTCGTTTAGCTGCTTTCGATTGCTTCTCTGCCTGTTTAACTTCTGCCTGGCGTTGTAATTCTTTAATCTCTTCCTTCTGCTCTTTAGTAATCTTCATTCTTTGTTGGTTTTCCGGCTTCCAGATAGCAGTAGGCTGGTCTGCTGCGATTCGATAGTCACCCAACCGTCCGAATGGGACTGATTGATCTATCCACAGCTGATACCAACCTACCAACTTTCTTTGGCCACCGACATTGATGTAAGCTCGACCTATAGAGCCATCGGCGACCAAACCCTTCTTGGGTTCGGGTTCCAAACCATTTTCATTCAAAAAACGCTCAAATTCGTAGAGGTAATCTGTAGTAAATGGTTTGTCAAAATTCTTAGTTGTAGGTCTGGTTATTTTTAGGGACATCAATTCCTCTCTTAATTAAAATATTGCACTCTTTGTAAAAGTATGCATAATGTTACACAATATTATTATAATTAGCAATCACAAAGAGGAGTGAATTTATGAGCTTAACAATTAAAACAGAAGGTGACTTCGAGAAACTATCACCGGGACTCTATTCCGGGACTTGCTATCGTATCATCGATATGGGAACTACAGAACAAGAATATGAAGGCGTGACATCTAAAAAGAAAAGAGTACATATTACTTTTGAAGTAAATAAGTCTTTAGACATAGATGGACAAGAGTTGCCAGAACATGAAGGCAACCCTACTAAAATGAATGACGGAAAACCATTTGTTGTATCTAAAATATATACAGCATCACTGTTTGAGTCAGCGGCATTAAGAAAAGATCTTGTGTCCTGGAGAGGAAGACAGTTTAGTGAAGAAGAATTAGCTGGCTTTAATATAGATAAACTACTTGGTTGCACAGCAAACGTAGAAGTTGGTCTTACTAAAGGTGGCAATCCAAAAATTGTTGGTCTTTACAAACCAGACGGTGGAGTTCAAAAAGTTCCTACAGTAAATGCAACATCCGGCTTTGACCTAGATGTCTACTGTCAAGAATGGACTGGCCAGATGAGTGACGAAAGTAAAAAAATGTGCGATATCTTTACTGATCTACCTATGTGGATGCAAACAGATATTGAAGCCAGTTTTGAATTGCAAGCAGCCAAAAGAAAAGGCGAAGCAGCAGGATTCAAACAAGAGCCAAGTGAAGACTTGCAAAACCTATCAGAATTAGTTTCTGAGGCTGAAAAGGATAATTCCTCTGATTTTGAGGATAAGATCCCTTTTTAAGCCACACCCCAGCGGGTAGTATTTTCTCCGATTCTCACACCTCAAGAAAACTACCCGCACCTTTCTAGGAACAACCCATGAACGATCCAGTAAACCCAAATCACTATAAGTACAACGAAAAAGAGCTTTTAAAAGAGTTAGCCTTGTATATAGATAGCACCTACAACCAACACTATTCTCAAAGCAGGTTCCAAGCAACCGAGTTTATTATGGACAGTGGACATGGAGAAGGTTTCTGTATAGGCAATGTTATGAAATATGCACAAAGATATGGCAAAAAAGAAGGCAAAAATCGTGCTGATTTATTAAAAGTCATACACTACGGACTACTTGCTTTGCATAACCATGACGCAAACTGTAAAGAAGAAGAGGAGTACAGCAATGGATTTTAAACCCGGAGTATATGAGAACATACCTTATGAAGTATATGCAGAGATCCCAGCGTTTAGATCTCACGATCTTACAGCTGCGCTAAAGTGTGCTTACAACTGGAAGTACAGCAAAGGCTTTGCACCTTCACCAGCATTACTAGAAGGCAGAGTGCAACACACTGTATTTCTGGAACATCATAAGTTCAATGAAGAGTTTATTATCCAACCTAATATCGACAGAAGAACCAAAGTTGGTAAAGCTGAATACGAAGACTTCTTAACTACTGTTGAAGGTCGCACACCAATCAGCCAGGATTTATATGATCTGTGTATGGAACGCAGAGAAGTTGTTAAAGAATTTATACCTAAAAAGGATCATAAGGTTGAGTGCGTCATTATGTTTATGCACCATGGCCATCCTTTTAAATGTAGGTTAGATTGGTATAACAATAAAGATGTCTGGGATCTTAAGACAGCTCGTGACGCTTCGCCCAGAGGATTTAAACAAGCTATCAATAACTTCAACTATCACATGCAAGCAGCTCTTTATGTAGACGCTTGTAATGCCGTAGGACTGCCAGCAGGAACCTTTAACTTCCTAGCACAAGAGAAGGTGCATCCTTTTGCACATGCTGTGTATAGCTTATCTCAAGAAGCTTTAGAGTACGCTAGGTCTAAGAATGAACAGGCTTTAGAATTGTTGTTGGAGTGTAAAGAAAAAGACGAATATAAACCCTATAATCTGAATGGAGTTCAGACTATAGAGTTACATGATTTGTATTAGCTTCCTATATTTATCCAATAACCTGCACTATAAACATGTAGCCTGTGTGTTCCAATAACTTCTTCAATCTCTAATTCACTACCTGTAAAGTAGCCAACTGCTTGTTGTATTAAGTCAAAGTCTTTCTTCATTATGATTGCTTCTTGTTCGTCCTTCCAATGCAATGGCTCAGATTTTTTCCCTAGGTTATGTAGTTTGTGTAACTTTTTGCTTAGCTTATTAAACCTATCAAACCCAACACATAGTTCATCTCGTGTGTATTTTTTCTTTGCCTTTGGCATTTCTTTTACTAGTATTAGTCCCATTTTTTTCTCCTTTTTGTTAATCATTCTCACGTATCTATTATAAGCATAAATGTATAAATGTGCAAGTGTTTGCACAAATATATACATATTATTTTAAGGAGTTTTTAGGTAAGGGATTCGTACAGATCTACTGTTCTTTTCTTATCACTGAGCCAGAATACTAAAAGGTATCTATCGCCGGATCCTACTGGCAATCCTTTGTGCATGTTAGTGAAGCTTGGGAACATTAATGCGTGGCCTGTGGGCAGCGGTGCAATCTCACCATAGTTATGAAAGGCGGTCCCACCTCCTTCGTAGTCACCCGTATTCAACGGCACGACCACAGAAATATCAGAGCTCTCATCGTGGTGCCAAGCACCCTGCTTCTTTTCTTTAAGGTTGTAGTTGGCTATTTGTATGGTAGTGGGATCTTTACAGTCTCTTTGCCATATTGCATTGAACATAGGATTTAAAACAGTTTGTACTACAAACCACATATTACGATATAGCTCTGGTACTTGTTCTCTCAATACTATCTCTGGTATCTGTCTTAACTTATCCTCATCATCATTACCTTCAAAGGCAATCTCTTTTTTCATCTGCTCTATCTCTTTAACCAGGAGTTTACAAAACTGTCTGCGAAATAAAGGCACTCTATAGATGTCCGGGTGAATTTTTTTAATCACATCATGCACAGGAGTCTTTGGCATATCTGTCAAACCTTCACCGGATTTAAACTTAGCAATGATCGGCAAGGTGTCTTGCACTGCATTATAAGTGTGTTGGTTTATCATCCAGTGCGACTGCATGCTTAGTAGGTAGTTTTTTAGTTCGTACATGGGTATGTAGTTTATCATATATTTTTTAATATATATTTGTAAATTACTACAAATGTGTGTAAAATTGCTAACATGGAAATCAAAGACAACCAAGATAATAAAGTAAGAAAAAGTTTAGCAGTCGATCTTAAGACGTATGAGCTATTGCAAGAGATTTGTGGATCTGAAAGAAGATCTAAAATCGAGCAGCTCAAAGTGTTAATTGAGAATGAGCATAAGCGTATATCAGTTGAAGCATAATGTTTCTAAAGGGTATCATGGCAACTAAAGAAAAAGACTTACCGCAAAGCTACAAACCAGTTCTCGAGGCTCCAGAAGTTATCGAGTTATTTGGTAGAACTACTTTACATCAACAAGCAGCACTCCTTAGATTAATCTCTAGGAACCTACAAATAGAAATAGATGGAGAATCCTATATGGGTTACGAAATGGATTTTGAAGTTGTCGGTGCTATGATTAAAATAACTGAGTCGTTAGACTAAACCAGCTATTCCAGATTGCTGTCTCATAGCAATCTCTCTATCCTTTTCATTCGGAAGTATTGATGGCGATGTCATTTGCTGTGGAGCCAAAGTAGGCTGTGGAGCCAAA